GGGACAATTTCTGCCCCTGGTCGGGGCAAGGACGACCGAGTGATGGCAACGGCGTTAGCGGTCGTAGCTTTTGCCGAGCAAGTTCAAAATCAAATGATCGTGCGCCGCATCACAAGAGACATGGCCCACAAGATCCAAGACCGCACTCCTGAAGAGCTTTCGGTCTCCCGTAACGTATCAACATATCTGCGGAACATTGGTTATGGACCAAAAGATATTCCCCAAAGGTGAACTCTACCGCCTGATGGATCGGTTTAACAAAGATCCTAAACGGGTCATATCTTGGCATTTTTTAGCTGAAATGACCGGATTATCCGAGGGTCACCTCAAAGATGTGTTTGTTTTTAAGAAACACCCCCTGACAGAGATGGTTCAGATCCGTGTTTCCTACGCTATGCGGCGTATTGAGGCTGGTGAAGTCGAAATCATGCGAAATAAAGACAATTCCCGATTTATCCAGTATAACAAAGAAAATAAGCCCAAAATCGTTAGAAATACGGGTTTGAGGGTTCAAAATGGGCAAATCAGGCTTAAATTAGGCTTGAAAAACGCCAATGACTATTCTGATGAAACTTTCGATGAGCAACTTAAAAGGGGTACAAAATGGCAGTCTTAAAGTCTTACAAGTGTGAAGAACACGGGTATTTTGATGCTTGGGAGCAGAAATGCGAGCATTGCGACGTTGAACCCAAGCAAGTGTTCATCAAGCCCTTCTCCATCAAGTCTGACCGGACCAAACGGACTGACACCAACCTCAAGGGTCTGGCATCGCAATTCAAGATGACTAACATCAAGTCCACACGCGAAGGTGAGCACCAGTCTGGGTACTACACTCGCAACAACAAACAAGTTTCCAAGCAAGAACAAGAGTTTATCGCCGAAACAGCCAAAGGCAAGGAAGCTGCTGAGGGCGGCGTGATGTGGGGCGGAGGCGGCAATTTAAGTATGCCTTCCCTTATGAGCGGAAATGCGATAAAGTCCGTTCGTGGTGAGCCAGTCGGGTTTAACGTCAAGGGCGAAAACTTTACTGGACCCAAACCTAGTTCTATTATGAATGACCATCAGGGCTTGAGTCTCAAGGACGCTAAATGAGAATCCCAGAGAAGCATAACGAGCGCGAGTTCTTTTACCTAGACTTGATTAACAAGTGCAAGGTTTCCCTCGACGACCGCCGTTCAGACTACGCTTCTTATCGGTCATGGTATCTGTTCGGAGCATCTCCTGAAGATTCTCCAGCAGCATACAACAAAATTTATTCTCATATAGATCAACTGGTTAGCTTCCTTTATTCGTCGGAAACAACGCGCTTCAATATAGCACTCGGTGCGGCAGTTCATCCTAGCGAGCACACTAAAATCCCAGCCTTGGGCCAACTCTTGCATGATGAGTGGAACAATTCCAATGCCGATAAAGTGTTTACGGAAGCTCTTACTTGGTCGCTGTGTTACGGCTCCTGCTTTGTAAAACTGGTTGCCCGTGAGAAGTCGATCTATCCTTACGTTCTCGACCCAGGTTCGGTTGGCGTTTTGCGTGAGGATGTATCAACCCTTGATCGTCAGCAGGCTATCACTCACACCTACTACATGACGAAGTCTGATTTGTTTGACCGTCTGTATTCGCACCCACGGCGCAATGAGATCGTTGACCGTGTGACGGCTTCTCAATATACGCCATCAATTATTCCTGAGGGTATTCAACGGCTTGTAACAAGCCAAGTGAACCCTATCATGTATGGTAACGTCAACTTAAACCTGAGCGCACCTAACCGCTTTAAGGCTAAAGTTGGCGAAGATACCATTGAGATGACAGACCTTTACATCTGGAATGACGAGATCAAGGATTATCAGATCGTCACTCGTGCAGCACCAGATGTAATCATTTACGATCGTCCGCTTGAGCAAATGTTTATCCGTGGCGAGTTGCCAATCATTCAGATCTGCCCAACTCCTCAATACGACTATTTCTGGGGACAACCTGAAGTTCAAAAGCTGGTTGTGCTGCAAGATATGCGTAACCGCCGCATGTCCGAGATCCTTGATTTGTTGTCCAAGCAAGTCTCTCCACCGACCGCTTTGACTGGTTTCTCCGGCATTATCGACGAAAAAGACTTTGCCTTGAACCGCGCTGGCGGCTTGTTTATGACAGACATGCCTCAGACTAAAGTTGAAAAGCTGGCTCCCAACATTCCGCAGGATCTTTATGCTCAGCTTAAAGAAATTGACTCAATGTTTGAAGAGGCTTCAGGCATTTCTAACGTCTTGTCTGGACGTGGCGAAAGTGGTGTGCGCTCTGCGGGTCACGCATCGCAATTAGCGCGGTTGGGATCGAGCCGCGCTAAAAAACGAGCTCTCATGGTCGAAGACTCCCTTGAGAAAATGTCTACTCTTTATCTCAAATTACTTCAGGCCTATAACGACACACACCTTACTGATAGTAATGATGTTAAGTTTATTCCTGAGCAGTTTACTCGTGATTATGTGGTAAAAGTGGATGCTCACTCTAACAGCCCGATCTTCATGGAAGATTTGCGGCAATTGGCCTTCAATTTGTTCAAAGCGCAAGCAATTGACAAAGAAAGCCTTATTGACTTGTTAGACCCACCTATGAAACAATTGCTCAAGGACCGTCTCAAAAAGATGGAATCCAAAGCGGCTGCCCAGCCTCCAGAGCAAAAGCAGCCCGCCAAACCAAAGGCAGTGGCGTAATGGCTAGAGCACGTTTGACAAAACCAAGCAACCAGCCGAGGGCAAAACAGTCCTCGTTGTCAAGAAGTGAAAAGCCTGCTACAATTTCCTACAAGATTACCAACATCAAATCTATGAACCCCCGCAAGGCTCGTGGTTCAAGATCCAAAATTAGGAGTTACTGATGTACAAGTCAGTGAAAAGGTCTAAGCGTCGTTCTCGTCGCTAATGACAGTAGTTGCAACTCTAACACAGGAGGCGTCCATGCGTCGCAAGGGCCGTAAAGCAAAGCGCTAACTAATACACGGGTTAGACCCGTTGTTAGCAATTTCCCCTGTGGGAGAGGGAAGTCCAAACATATTCTCCCACGATTTTTTTACTTTGGGATTTAAAGATGGCAAACGAACAGGAATTGATGGCCTTAATGGCGCAAGATCAGCCAGGACAAGGTAGCGGTGCTTTGCCGCCTGGAGCGCCGTCTCCTGACATCTCGACACCGATGACCGATCCGATGTCTACTCCAGAACCTAAAGCTGGTCAAAAAGAAGCAGCCTTGATTAACGTATCTATGGCGCTTGACCTGATTGAACAAGCTCTTCCTGCAATTGGCAGTGAAACCCCTGAAGGCAAGAAGTTGATGTCCGCGCTGTCATCGTTGACCGGACTCCTCGGCCCCAAGAAGCAAAAGACTGGCGAACTACAAAACGCCGAAATTTTGCAGTTACTTCAAAACCTCCCTCAAGCTGGCGGTGGAACACCTGGCTCTCGCATGATTGCTGGATCTCCTCCTAATCTTGGTTTGATGGGTCAAACTCCTCCTCCTGCCGCTCCTGCTGGTCCGCCTCCTGGCGCTCCCCCCGCTGGCGGCGCACCTATGACAATGTAAAGGATAAGCTATGGATCTCTTTAAGCCTCGCGGCGTAGGGTCGCCTCGCAATCCGACCACTGACAAGCAGAACAATGGTCAGATTGTTAACACACCTCGTTTCGAACAGTTGGGTGGCCTCAACAGCCCCAACAAAATCGGTGCGAAAAACCAGTTTACCATTAAGCCTCCTGGCGATGGTAAAAAAGTTATCTAATTTTAAAATAGGGGTCTAATCATGTCATCTTTAGAAGATCTTTCACCTGAAGCCCGCGATGAGTTAGCTCTCATTGCCCGTCAGTTGGCTGAAAATCCTGCTACTCGTAATGACTTCCTGCGTATGACCAAGAAAGTCAAACCAGACATTACGATTGACACAATCGAGCTTGAAGACAAGTTCGAAGCCCGTCAGCAGCAGAACAATGCTCGCATTGAAGAATTGCAGGCCAAGCTGATGGAAAAAGAAGCACTGGAAACGCTTGAAAAGCGTCGTCAGTCTTTGATTAAGTCGGGTAAAGCATCATCTGACGAAGACGTTGAGAAGATCGAGAGGATCATGCTCGAAAAGGGCATACAAAATCACGAGACCGCTGCGGACTATTGGCAGTGGATGAATAAAGCGTCTGAGCCAACTGGTCAGGCGTTTTACAATCCGAACGTCCTGAACGAGACAGCACGAGATACGTTGTCAAAATTCTGGAAGAACCCACAACGTGCTGCTCGTGATGAGGCGGTAAGGGCAATGCAAGATCTCCGCAAGGGAACTCGTATTGGTCTTTAATAATCTAGTGTCGTAACAACTAAGAGGTATATCTCGATGGCTATTGGTGGTGGTATTATCCCAGCAGCAAGCTCGTCGCAGTTTACAGAATTAACGTACGTTACACGCCGTGCGTTTATTCCCAAGCTGGTGGTACAGCTTTACAACAGTACCCCGCTTATGGCTGCGCTGATTGCTAACTCTCAAACCGCAACGGGCGGTGTTTCGTCCGTTACAGTCCCCGTTCAGGGTGCTCAGTTCGTTAACGCTCAGTGGTCCGACTACAGCGGCTCGTTCGCTCAGCCGTCGGTTCAGCAGGGTGCTTACAACGCTGAATTTACTCTGAAACTGATGATCGCTCCTGTTCCGTTCCTCGGAATGGAAGGCGCAGTTCAGCAGGACCATGCAATCATTCCGTTGATCGAAGCTCGTATGAACGATGCGACCAACGTGATGATGGATGCTATGGCTTACTCGCTGTACAACAACACAACCAACACTCAGCAGTTCACGGGTCTTCCCGCCGCTGTTGACAATGGTACTGGTACAGCAACCTACGGCAACATTAACCGCTCCACTTATACTTGGTGGCAGTCTGGTCAGTATGCCGCTGGTTCGGTTAACCCGACCCGTCAGAACATCCTTCAGTACATTTCCGGTACGGTGAAGAAGGGCGCAGAAGTGCCTTCATTCGGCGTTTGCGGCTTTGGTACTTGGACGCTTTTGGCTCAAGATTTCGTCGGTCAGGAACAGTACGTTATCACTCCTGGTAACGGCTTTGACGGCGATGCTAACGGCCCGCAGGCTGCTTTTAAAGCCCTGATGGTTGCTGGCGTTCCGATCTATCCTGATCCCTATTGCCCAGAAGGTACGGTGTACTTCTTGAACACCAACTACCTGAACCTCTACATCCATGAGGCTGGTCAGTTCGTGTTCACTGGCTTTGAATCGACTCTGCCTAACTGGCAGGTTGGCTACGTTGGCGCTGTTTTGACAATTGCAGAACTCGTCAGCACCAAGCCTAAGTCGATGACCAAGGTCACTGGCTACAACTATCTCAACATTTAAGGGAGGATGACAGATGTCTTTATCTTCAAACAAAATCCTTCTCGCTAATGCCTCTACCAACACTGCTGGTGCTTATTTTGAAGTCGTAACGGTTTCAAGCGTAGGTATCGGTAACCTGACAGCAATGAACGCTGGTACTTCTAGTGCTCAGTTCGTTCCTGCTGGTTGGTATATCATTCCTGCTGGCACAACGAACGTAACTATTGAACTCAATACTTACGCTTCAAACGTCAACAACTGGGTTACATACCTTGCTTCCAACACTGCTGGCACAATCATGTCAGACGGCTGGAACGTGCGCGCAAACGCTGTAACTGGTACTCAGACGTTGACCTTGTACGGCATCAATGACGGTCAGGCTGCAACTGGTCAATACAACAACAAATAAGGAGTTGTATTATGGCTAATCCTGATGCTGTAGGCCAAAATACGCAGGATGCCTTTGGCAATTTTCGAATTGCCTTGGGTACAGCTCCTGCTAATGCGGTTGCTAATGCTGTCGTTGCACTGCCCATACTCAGCGGTGGTATGCAGGGTTCTGGTAACGTAATCATTCGTCGTATTACGGTTGCCAGCAACTCAAATTCTGCTGGTGGAACGGTTCAATCTTTGGCTTCTACCTATATCACAATAGGTACATCCAACGATGGAGCAAACTTGGTAACATCTAACGTGGCGTTGTCTAACGTCATTAACGGATATACTTACCAAGATATTACGCTTGTGGCTGCGGCTGGTAACACCTGCTATCAACCAAACGCTCTGTTTGTGAACGTGACGGCTAACGCTGTTGCAAACCACACATTCACTGTGTTTGTTTATGGCGACGTTCGTAGCTTCTAAGAGCTACTAGTAGCGACCCCTTCTAGTAGAACCAGTACCCTCTCACGTTTTGCGTGAGGGGGGAAATCCTTGGATGGTGTAGTATGACAACGCTTAACGATTACATTTATGTTACACGGCGTTTGTTACACGATGCCAATGCTAACTTTTGGACTGACCCAGAGTTAACGTTTGATATTAACGGCGGTCGCCAGCGTCTTGTGCGTGACACAGGTGCGTTACGCCGTCTTCAAACATCCACAGTCACACAAAATAAAGAAGTCTATAATTTTGCTGATTTGCCTGAAGGCGATCAGACGATGGACGTTCTTACCATCAACTTGTACTGGGGAACTACTCGTGTTCCTTTGATGTACAAGCCTTGGACTCAGTTCAATGCTGAATTGCGTTATTACCAGTCTTACATCGGTCAGCCTGTGGCTTTTAGTCTTTACGGGACTAACAGTTTTTACATTGGCCCATTGCCTGACCAGACATATACGATTGAGCTTGATACGGTTATCCGACCAACTGACATGGTTAACTTGAGCGACGTTGAGGTCATCAAAGATCCGTGGACAGAACCTGTTCCGTTTTACGCAGCTTACACAGCCAAGTTTAAAGAACAGAGCTATGGTGAGGCTGAGATCTTTCGTCAGCAATATATTCAAAAGTGCCAGAATCTTTTGGCTACTACGTTCACTCGTCGTATGCCGATGCCGTACTCACAGGCTTACTAATGGCCCAGAGTCCTGAACAACAAAAACAGTATCATGTAACAAAGTCGTTCAAGGCTCTGAACACCAAAGCCAATCGCACAGCTATTGACGAGTCTGAGTTTTCTTGGATTGAGAACGTCCAGCCTATTGGGTTTGGTAACCTTAAAGTTATACCTCAATCATCAAATGTCGGTGTTACATGGTCTAACAATGTCACAGAATTGACTAATGTTAACATTAACAACACAGACTATATTTTGGCTTTTGAAGCCAATGGTGGAGCCGAAGCCTATAATGTAACTAGCAATTCTGTTGTAACCATAGCCACCGCCGGAACATTTACGGGTTCTGGTGTGCGAGCCAAACAATGGAAAGACGAACGTGCAATCATTTCTGACCCAAATAATGGTTACTTTACTTGGGATGGTGCAAATCTTATTACTATTGGCTCTGTTGGTGGCATTGGGATAACCAATGTAGGATCTAACTACACAGAAGCTCCAATTGTAACTATTTCTGCTCCTAATCAGGCAAATGGCAAGCAGGCAACGGCTGTAGCGTCTATTTCTAACGCTGCTGGAACTGTTTTGTCTGTGCAAATTGATAACATTGGATCTGGGTACACAACACCCCCAACCGTAACTTTTGCACCTCCTGCAAGCCAATTTGGTGTCGCTGCTCAAGCTGTTTCTTCAATTCAAGCGGGTAATGTTGTTGTTATCAGCATTACAAATCCAGGTTCAGGTTATACATCTGCACCTGCAATTACTATTTCAGGCGGTGGAGGCTCGTCAGCCAATGCGATTGCCGTTCTTGGGTCTGGTATTGTCACAGCAATTACGCTCACAGAGGCGGGTAGTGGATATACTTCTACCCCTTCCGTTACAATATCTGGTGGCGGTGGAAGTGGTGCTACTGCTGTCGCTGGCTTCTTATCTTTTGCAAAAGGAACTGTCGGAATCCTTGTCACGGCTGGAGGGTCTGGTTATACCTCACCCCCAACTGTAAACATTACTGGAGGTGGCGGTGCTAATGCTAATGCTGTGGCTATCCTTAACGGCGGGGCTGTTACTGGCATTGTCGTGGATAATCCTGGTTCTGGTTATACAAGTAATCCGACCGTTGCCATAACAGGGGGCGGCGGGAACGGAGCATCTGCTATTGCTTTTGCAACCGTTGACCAAAATGTTGACATTGCCTCGTTTCAAGGTCGTGTTTGGATTGCTCAGGGACGTACGGCCTTCTATTCGGCTGCTGGCCTGTACAACGACTTTGTGAGCGTTTCGGCTGGTAACATTAACCTTGCTGACGATACGCTGCATAGCAACATCAAGTCGATCATATCGGCTAATAACTTCCTGTATGTGTTCGGTGAGAACTCAATCAACGTGTTTTCTGACGTTCGGGTGAGCACGACGGGTGCGACCTTGTTTACCAACACAAACGTGTCTGCGTCGGTCGGATCTCGGCGTATTGACGCTATTTTCCCGTTTTTCCGGTCTCTGTTGTTTGCTAACGACTACGGAATTTATGCCCTTGTCGGGGCTACAACCAGCAAATTATCGGACGCTTTGGACGGAATTTACCCGTTATTTGACTTTACCAAGTTTGTTACGGGTGGTCAGGTGCTGTTAAACAACATCCTCTGTGCCGCTTTTCAGTTCTGGTACAACGACCCTGTGCAGGGGTCTCGACCCATTCAATGCGTCTTTTTTGACAAGAAATGGTTTATTACCAGCCAAGGTACGCTTAACTATTTGACTTCATTAGCAAATGGAGGCGGCGTTTTCTTGTATGGAACAAATCAGCGTAACCTACTAAAGTTGTATAACGACTCTACAGTGCCTATCCCGACTAATCTTCAGACGGCTCTTTGGCCTATGGGTGATGTAATTCGTGACAAGCAGGCTTTGAAATGGGGGATTGAAGCCATTTTGGGCACTGCTGGCAGTTCAATTACAGTTACGGTTGATAATGAGACTGGATTGGGCAATGCTGGCGTTTATACTGCGACCAATTTGATAAGCTGGCAAAACAATTTGAGCACTATTATTGGTTGGAAAAATAACAGTTCTGCGCCGATTGGGTGGATTAATAACATCTCTGGGTACTATTTGTACAAGAATGATGCCCAACAGTATGGAAAATATCTCGGACTTACGCTAACATCTAATAGCGCAAACTTTACTTACAGCACGTTTGAAATGGAATACGAACGTAGAGCGAGGTTCTAATGGCTGTCCCGTACGCATTTGCTAATGCCACGACGACTCAAAATTTGTCGTACTTGGATGCCAATTTTAACTATTTTGGCAATGCAATTACTGTGCAAGCTACATCTACGGCTATGACAATTGACTCCTCCGGCAACGTAGGTATTGGGACGTCATCGCCACAAACAAAATTGCAAGTTAACGGCACGGCAACAGCCAATAACGGCGTTTTGCAAGTCCGAAGCACGGCATCTGGTGACGTTTCCAATCCAGCAGCATCTTTTACAAAATTTGACAATAACTCCACAACGTCACAAGTTTTTATAAAATTTGGTATTGATAATTACAACTCCGGATCTGGGCAAATCAATGCCAATGGTGCTGGCGCGGCGGCATTTGGGGCATTTTCTGATGAGCGGTTAAAAGAAAACATTGTTAACTTGCCATCGCAACTTGCGAACATTTGTTCTCTGCGACCTGTGGAATTTGATTATAAAGATGGGTCCGGACATCAAATCGGATTTATCGCCCAAGAAATGCAAACAGTTTACCCCGATTCAGTTGGTGAACGGGATGACGGCATGTTGACCGTTACTGGCTGGTCAAAAACAGAATCTCGTCTTGTTAAAGCCCTTCAAGAAGCAGTTGCAAAAATTGATGCCCTTGAAACTCGTATTGCTACATTGGAGACTAAATAATGGGTATTCAAGCGTTTACACCAATGGGAAATACGGTGACGTTTACAGCAAACGTGGCTGCTCCTACGCCCGTTCAATGCTTATCAACGACCATCGGTGGTACGCAATACCGTGTTATTAACAGCGGCTCTGTTGTGGTTTTCCTTGGTTTTGGGGACACTTCAAGTCAAGCATCAGGCAATGCTTCGATTGTTACAACGACTGGTCGAGCTTTCCCCTTGCTCCCAGGCACTGACGAAATCCTGACGTTTAACGCTAACCAGTATTTTACTGGGATCACGTCAAGCGGGACGGCTGTTATTTATGTGACACCAGGGGATGGCATGTAATGTTAAAGACAGCTTCATCAGCGGGCGGTGGTGGCGGAACGGTAACGCTTATAAACACTGATTCCAATTTAACTGGCGGTCCAATTACGACCACTGGTAACATTGGTTTGGCTGCAAACATTAGTTTTTACAGCGGCAACGTCACGACAACTAACTCTAGCGTTGGTACGGCTGTTGTTAACATTAACACTCTTAATGCTGCTGTTAACGGTCTAAACGCTCAGATTCCTGTTAACTATGCTTCTACTGCAAACCTTGCTGTTACCTATGCAAACGGCACGGCTGGCGTTGGCGCTACTCTCACAGCGACTGCCAATGGTGCTTTGTCCCTTGATGGTGCATCTCCTGCTGCAACGCAGCGTGTTTTAATTAAGGATCAAACTACACAGTTACAAAACGGTGCTTACACGGTTACACAAACTGGTAACGCAACTACTGCGTTTATTTTGACCCGTGCCACTGACTATGACCAAAGCTCTGAAATAGCTGCTGGAGATGGGTTCTATGTTATCAGCGGGTCTACGTTGAACAATACAACTTGGGTGCAACAGACTGCTGCGCCAGTGACTATGGGTACAACGGCTATTACGTTTACTCAATTTGCGGGCACTCCTGGAACGTCTATTCTGCCCATTTCTCGCGGTGGTACGGGGGCAAATAACGCATCGCAAGCACTTTCTAACCTTGGTGGTATCGGCATAGGCAAGGCCATCGCAATGGCAATTATCTTCGGAGGTGGCTAATGGCTAATCCTAATATTGTAAACGTATCAAGTATTTACGCTAATACAGCTTTGTTTTCAGCGGGTGCAACGCCAACAACGATTGTATCTAATCCGGCTGCCAGCAATTCTGTTTACAAAATTGATGGGTTGTATTGCAGCAACACGGACATGACATCAAGTTATTTGATAACAATTGATGTTTATCGTTCATCGACTGCATACAATGTTGCAACGCAAATTACCGTACCGTCTGGCGCTACGCTTGATATTTTGTCTAAACAGCTTTGGTTGTTGGAAGGTGATTCATTGCGAGCAACTGGAAACGCTGCCAGCAAGATTACTGTTACCTGCTCTTATGAGGTTATCAGCTAATGTCAACACGTTCTAATGGTGGTATTATTGGCCCTCAGAATAGAACGACTAGTGCGTACGCTAACGGCGTATGGCATCTTTTTGACGCACAACAAGCTGTTTATGGACGAAATTGGCCTGGTTTTGTGCCTGCTGCCCCTTCTGCTCCTGCAATTGGAACTGTTACTCTCGGAAGCGGTACGCAAGCTCAATATTTGACAGCTACTATTCCTTTCACTGCTGGTTACAATGGCGGTAATGCTATTACTAAAGTTACAGCAGTATCTATCCCAGGTGGCATTACAGCCAATACAAATGGTTCTTCTCCAATTACAATTTCTGGGTTGGCAGCAAACACAAATTATACTTTTGGTGTATACGAGACCAACTATTTTGGTGACAGCCCTTACGGTTATTCAAACCCAGTTACAACAGCAGGTGTTCCGGCGGCTCCAACAATAGGCACTGCATCTAATATTGCGGGTACATTGTCGGCTAACATTGCATTTACAAATAATAGCAATGGTGGTGCGCCTATTACTTCAGTCACGGCTATTTCAACGCCAGGAAATGTCACCGCAAACAGCGCAACTTCTCCAATCACTGTTACTGGATTGGGTGCTAACACATCTTATACATTTAAAGTTTATGCAACCAATGTGATGGGCAATAGCGATCTATCTTCTGCATCAAACTCAATAACAACTCCGAATATTGTACCTATTACATATTTGGTTGCTGCTGGTGGTGGTTCGGCTGGTTTCTCCCGCGCTGGTGGTGGTGGTGCTGGTGGTTTAGTTAGTGGATCTGCATCTCTAACTCCAGGGAATGTTTATTCAGTTGCGGTTGGTGGCGGTGGTCCGACTGCTACAGGGTCTGGTGTAGGTACTGCTGGTACTAATTCTTCGTTGTCTGGAACAGGTATTTCAACTGTTACGGGCAATGGTGGCGGTGTCGGTGGTGACGCTCAATTTGGTGGCGGCGGTGGTGGTTGCGGTGGCGGTGCCTCTTCAAATGGTGGTGGTACTCTTAGCGGCGGTTCAGCATCACAAGGCTACAAAGGCGGTGATAACTCGTCTGGCACAAGTTACGGCGGTGCAGGCGGCGGCGGCATGGGCGCTGCTGGTGTTAATTGTGGTGGGGCAGCAGGTACTAATGGTGGCGATGGTATTGCTTCTAGTATTACTGGCTCATCTATATACTATTGCGGTGGCGGTGGTGGTGGATCAAATGGAGCCACAACTGGTTCCGGCGGCTTAGGCGGCGGCGGTAATGGTGCAGCAGCCTTGGATGGCGCTGGTAACCCAGGGACTGCAAACACTGGTGGTGGCGGCGGCGCTGGTCGAAACAATACCATTCCAACAATTGGCGGTGCTGGTGGTTCTGGTGTTGTCATTCTGTCTATCCCAACAGGGGCATATACAGGTATCACTACAGGTTCACCAACAGTAACAACATCTGGATCTAATACTATTCTGAAGTTCACTGGTAACGGTTCATATACGGCTTAAGACATGGCACATTTTGCAAAATTAGATGAAAACAATGTTGTGTTGGAAGTTAATGTTGTTTCTAATGAAACAATAAACAATCTTTCTTTTCCAGAAAGCGAGCCTCTTGGAGTTGCATTTCTTACGCAATGGTCTGGTGGACATACAAACTGGAAACAAACTTCATATAATGCTAATTTTCGCAAGAATTATGCTGGTATTGGTTCTACTTATGATTCTGTATTGGATGCTTTTGTAGCGCCTAAACCGTTCCCGTCTTGGTTACTAAATACCGATACGGCT